TAATGGAAAATATGAACATAACATCGGCACAATATTGCTATGATGTATTGACTGAAGAAAACACAAGCATCCGTGCCACCATCGACGGCGTAGAGATGTCCGTTCCAATCGATCCAGCAAACCGCCACTACAGCGCCATAATGCAAGCCGTGGCTGATGGCCAACTCACAATTCAGGAGGCGTCGGAATGAGTATAACCATCAACGGCTCTGGCGACATTAACGCCACGGGCAACGATATCGATCAGCTTCTAGCTTTTATTATAGGAGCGCTTTAACCAATGCCTCCCGGAGTACATATGTTCACGACTGCTGATCTAGTGATCGCTGGGCTTGTTATGGTAGTGATAATCTTGGTTCTGGGGGCTAAGAAATGAATCAAGATAATCGTCTCATCTTTGATTGGAGTGCCGTGGGAATTACAGCGGGAGCATTGATGGAATGGCTACCCGCTATCTCTGCGGCCCTCAGTATTGTGTGGCTCAGTCTCAGAATATGGGAGCAGATTAAGGAGATGAGACGTGGACGGCGCGATTGACATAAAACTTCTGCTGACTCTGGCAGGAATGTTAGTATCAGTCGTAGCAGCAGGTGCAGTAGCAAAACGTGAAATAAAATTACTCTCGGATCAGACTAGCGATATAGAGCAACGCCTTCGGAAGATGGATCAGCGCGTTGATAAGCTAGAGAATACCCTTGATACTACTCAACATAGACTTGGCATCCTTGCGTCTATGTCTAGCCCCGATACTCAAGAGCGTAGGCATCGTGAGATAGAGCGCTTGAGGGTTGATGTCGATTATCTGAAGGGGTTGATGAAATGATGGATTGGACAAAGATAGGGACGAGCTTAATACCGTTAGTACTTGGTGCGTTGTGGTGGGTAATTAGCTCGATACAAGCAACCAATGCTGAGATATCGCATCTGAAAGCAAACATGATGATGCTCATTGATCCTAATGGGCAAATCATTCCAAGCCCCGGAAACGCCTTAGAGCGTCAAGCATTGCGTGAGGATTTAATGCATAGCATCCATGACTTACAGGTCAGGATCAAACTCTTAGAAGCAAGCCAAGAGAAGTAACATGATCCAAGCATTGATCGGCCCGGTGACAGGGCTTCTCGATAAGTTCATCGAAGATAAAGATCAGAAAGCCAAGCTCGCCCATGAGATTGCAACGATGGGTGAGAGACACGCGCAAGAGATTGCCCTTCAGCAAATAGAAGTCTTGAAGGCTGACGCGAAAGGTAACTGGTTCCAGTCCTCATGGCGTCCTCTCATTGGTTGGATATGTGGATTAGGTCTTGGAATAAATTATTTAGTTAGCCCAATCTGTGCTGGATTTGGTATTGTTATTCCGCAGGCAGACATGAGTGTTATGATGCCGTTATTATTTGGGATGCTCGGACTTGCGGGGATGCGATCATTCGACAAGGTGAAGAAGACGGAGACCCGTTGATGTCTAAGCAAAATGTCGGAACCGTATGGCGTCCCATACCTGTTAAGAAAAAGACTAGCATTGGTCAGTCACCCTTGAGCCGCCCAGCCAATAAGAACAAACGTAAATCTTGGAAGCGTTACAGAGGTCAAGGCAAATGATGGCACGATTGAGGCAGCTTCTCGAACACGATGAAGGCTGCGTGTACGAGGTCTACCTTGACCACTTAGACAAGAAGACAATCGGCATAGGTCATTTGGTAACAGAGTCTGACCCAGAGTATGATTGGCCTTTGGGTTGTCCTGTCAGTGAGGAGCGGGTCCACGAGTTGTTTCAAAAGGATGTATCCATAGCTTTGCAAGACGCGCGATGGTTGCAGCGTGACTTCGATGATCTACCAGAAGACGCTCAAATAACCATCGTGTCCTTAGCTTTTCAGCTAGGATTAAACCGCTATCAGAAGTTCGTTAAACACCACGCTGCTATCCAAGACCGTGACTGGAAGGAAGCCGCAGCGCAACTCAGAGATAGTAAACTCTACAAGCAAACAACTAATAGAACCGAGCGACATGCCGCTCGACTTGAGGCTCTTGCTTAGTGCCAAGACTACAGGTGCGGCAGGCGAGTACCTCGTCTGCTCTGCATTGCGCTGCTATGGCTGGAGTGCAGTCATGGTTGATACTGAGGGTATGGATATCTTAGCCTCAAGGGGTAGAGATTTTCTGAGGATACAAGTTAAGTCTAGCAACAGATACAAAAGCGATAGGAATGGGTATCAATGGCAGACGAATAAGGGCGGTAAGAAAGAACGATTAAATATAGATGACTGCGATATCGTAGCACTCGTGGCTCTGGATATCCGACGCATATTCTACATGCATGTCAGTCAATTAATTCGTAACCGCACCAAAAGAATGACCCGAAAAAATATGCTGTCCCCAACCATTGAAGAGGATAGCTGGGAGACAGCACTAGGGTTAGCCTTTAAATCCTGATTAACCAGTACACTCGCCATCGTCAGCTTGGCAAAGATAGGATTGATCGTCAAAAATCCAATCGCCTTGACGGTGAACAAAGTCATATAAGCCATCGTATGATCTAGCTTTATTAAAATTAGCACCTATTCTTTTTTCTGCATCGCTCCACCATTGCATCCTTTCTGGATAATTTTTCCATAATGCTGCTAGTGTTGCTTCTGATTTAAGAAAACATCCATCACAGTTTCCACCACCCTTGATGACTTGAAGATCAAAAATATTATTTGACCAAAACTCTGCAATGTCATGCTTGGAAACATTAGCATCGTTTAGTGGATACCAGTTCACCCATCTCTTATCTTGAGATGCTTTAACTCTGTGGCTTTCATCCGCTCTAATACCAACAGTATTAATCCATTTTTCCCAACCGCAACTAACTAAATATCTTTTTATTGTTTTGACTTTCATCTCAACTGTGCAGTATCGCCAAGTAACATTAGGGACTGTTTGACGAGAATCAATCAAGCAATCAAATGGCTCACCGTCCCGACTTGCACTGTTATGACTAACCACTTCATAGCTAACATTGCCATTAATACGCGTGTACTCAAGCCAAGTAATTGGAACATTCCATCTTTGAGAACATTCTTGCACGAAGTCCAATGTCTCAGGCATTTCCCTACCAGTATTAGCAAATATAACTTTTGCACTATCTGGTAGGGAGCCATTTGCCTCAAGGATTTGGTGCAGCATGTAGGCAGAAGTCCTACCGCCTGAGAAGCTAATCAACACCTTACCTTGAGGCAGCTTATATGGGTTTATTTTTTGAACCACTACTTCTTAAATCCTGATGGGGTTCTTCAGTACCCAGTCCTTAGCTATCGCTTCAACATCATCAAGACGCGCATCATAGAAACCATTCCAATGCTTGTCGCCTTCGCTGTATCTGATACCGAATGAGTTACCAAGACGGTAGACTTCAGCAGTCCTATCGCCTTGGCCTTCATCCTGAAACAAGCTGATAACGTCTGGCAGCTTCGTGCCGGGATACCTAGTCTCCATCAATCAATGGCCTTCAAAGTTAGAGAGGATTGACGAACGCTACGTGCAGGCTTCGCTGGCGTGGTCTTCGCTGGCGACGCCTTGTAGTTTCGCATACCCCACTTTACCTTATAACTAGTGTTACCGACTAGACCTATGGCGTTCTCATGGCTACCCATGATGTCTTTTATTGTGGCTTCCGCGTCGTCAATCCTAGCTTCCGCCGCAGCCTTCGCAGCTTTAGCTTCAACCAAATCAGCGAGAGCTTTCTGACCATCCAAAGACTTGCCTAAGTCTACGTCTGGCAGACCATCATCTACCTTGGCGTAGGCTGTATTAGCATCGTCGCTTGAGGCTGATGGATACCAGTCGCGTTCTTTCTTACGCTTCTCAAACTCTAATACAGCTTCAGAAATCGCACCTTGCATCTCTAGGTCTTCAGCATAGACAAACAATCGAAGCTCAATGCCACGGTAAAGTGTGGCGATGCATCCCCATTTGTGTCCAGTACACATCATCTGTGCCTGTAGTTGCCACGGTCCACGGAAGGGCGGTGGTCTATCTTCTGGCATAGCACTCGTCAGCTTGGACTCAATGATACCAGTTCCAGACAGGTCCACGAATGGACGGTTGATACAATAAATACCAGCATCATAATTAGTTGAGACACTATCAGTGCCTTCTGCTGTACCATCTAATGAACAAGCCAACGGCAGAGTGTCGTGAAAAAATGCTGTAGGAAACTCAAGACATAGATTGCTGGTGTTCAATCTTTTCGCTGCCTCGGCGATGATGACAGGCTCAAGCCTATCGCCCCATCGAGTTGCTTCATTGCCTATCCAAGTATCTTCCTTGGTTCCTTCCATTGCTGCGATAGCATCAGCGAGTGCTTCGTTCTGCGTCTTGTACCGAGAGAACCCCATGATTGAGGGAAGGGTAGACGCGGTAGCGATATCATCTGGTGTAAGTTTACCAACCATTACGAATAGTTCTCCAACATATTGCGAACGCCTGTGTCATGCCATTGTTTTCCGAAGGCAGGTATTCCAGTTTCGTTCAAGGTTAAAGCGATAGCACGATAGCTTTCGCCATGAGAGCGCAGTTTCTGTGCAACAGGCAATGCCTTCTCACAAATTTTCTGCATCTTATTCTTGATCGTGGCCGCAGTCTTAGCTCCACCACGATGGGGTGTAGGTGATCCGAGGTTAACACCACGCGCTTTCTTCTCAGCGAGTGCTGCCTTGGTGCGTCGGCTAATCTCTTCGCGTTCATGCTGCGCGAACACAGCGCGAATACCAAACTCTAATGTACCCATACCCGGCATATCAGCGGCCTCAATCTCCACACCACTATCACGCAGTGTGAATAAGAATGAAGCAGAACGAGACAACCTATCGAGCTTGGCGATTAAGATTGCAGCGTCCTCACGTTGGCAGTGTGCTAACGCTTTAGCTAGTTCAGGACGATCATCAATCTTACCACTCTCAACTTCTGTATATGTAGCGATCACTCTATCCATATACAGAGAGGCCATTGTCTGCTGGGCCTCAAGGCCAAGCTGACTGCGGCCTTGCTTGTCTGTTGATACGCGCAGATACAGTACATACTTTTCATGCTTGAACATTATTTATCCCCGTTGTATTTATGTGCTATCAGGTTTATATAACATTGAAAGCATAACCCGCAATAGCAAACGGAAGAAAATTTTTATGAGCGAATACAAACCATGTATGTTGCGACTTAGAGTTGAGACGCATGAGATGTTGCGCGATGCTGTAGAGAAGAGCGCGCATCGTAGTATGTCGGCTCTGGCTGATGAAATAATTTACACTGCATTGGCGGCGGCGGTTCACGAAGAAGAGAGCCGCACCAGTGTTGATAGAATGATTAGCGCAGCAAGACGGTGATTAACGGTAGGCAAAAGGGCGCTGCGTTTGAGCGCAAGATTGCTGGTATGTTGTTCGATGAAATTGGAATAAAATTTCAAAGAGACATCGAGCAATACAGGCAATCACAACTCTGTGATCTGCGCCCGATTGATTGTGATGAGTGGCCATTCGCTATTGAGTGCAAGCGATATGCGAGTGGTAATGGACACAAGCCAGAGTGGTGGGGGCAGACGTGCTTTGCTGCGTCACGCGCTGATCTACAGCCAGTGCTTATCTATAAGTATGATCGCGCACCTATTCGTTGTGTCTTAGCGTTAAGCACCATCGGTTTGATGTTTGATAAAACCGAAAACATCGGATGGATTAAAACGGTAGAGGTAGATTTTGAAACCTTCTGCTATATAGCAAGAGAGTTAATGTGCGTCCAAGATACGAAAGACCAGCCGACTTAACTGTCGAGCGTAAGGTCCAAGCACAACTGGAGAGGAAAGGAATACAGCTACACAAGCTGCCCATATCCTATCGCCTAGATTTTGCCATGTTTAAGAACGGCAAGCTCAAGGGCTGGGCAGAAATCAAAGCACGAAGAAATAACCATGACCGATACCCAACGCTGATGATATCGCTGGGTAAGGTCTTGGCTGCGAGGCAATTAGCAGACGTGAGTGGCACACGCTCTATTCTGCTAGTGCAGTATCTCGACGGATTATACTGGTGCGATTTTGCATCACCGTTTGAGATACGAATGGGAGGTAGGTATGACAGAGGAGACTCAGATGATGTCGAACCTGTCGCTCACTTCCCCATCGAAGCGTTCACAATGGTGTGAGCGTAATTCAACGTAAGGAAAGAAAGAATGGCATTAGGTTTTCAAACGGAAGCTAAAGCATCAGGTGATATCCTACCTATTGTAAAGTGGGATGCTAAGTCTGGTGCGATGGTCAAAGTGGATCGGTATCAGGACGCAGGTGGTGCGTGGACACGCGACGAGAATGACATGGAAATTCCTGTCAAGTTCATCGCAGACTTCGATAACATTGAAGTCGGTTGGTTGTCCTTCGCAGGCGGTGCGCCTGACTTCCACATGGTTAAGATTGGTGGCGAAATGCCAGCCCGTCCTACCCCGGATCATAAGAACGCTTTCCGTTTACGCATCTACAATAAAGAGCTTGGTCTGCGTGAGTTCTCTCACTCAGCTAAGACTGTGTTGCGTAAGATGGACGAGCTACACACTGCATTTGAAGCAGAGCGTAGCGCGAACGAAGGTAAGGTTCCAGTGATTGCGATCACGTCAATCGAGAAGATATCCATCACAACTCCAGATGGATCGAAGTCTACCTATCGTGTTCCATCGTGGAGTATTTCGGGGTGGGTAGATAGACCCGAAGCAATGGATGGTGATGCACCAACCAAGCCAGAACCTGTCGCCGCATCAAGCGATGACGACGATTTGTTTTGACAATCAAGGGCGGGTGGCATTACGCTGCCCGCCCAAATTTGTAAGCACTAGGGTGACGCATGACAGACAATATTGGTGCATATATGCAACAGGTGGCAACAACCTACTGGGGTGAGCCAACCGCAAAACGAGGACATGAGCTAAGATGGGGGACGCATGGGAGTAAGTCCGTCGATCTTCGCAAGGGTACTTGGTACGATTTTGAAACGAATGGTGGCGAAGGCGGGGGAGTAATTGATCTTGTTAAACGGGAAGAGGGTGCAACGCTCGGTGGGATTGGTTCCGTCCTGCAACGCAAGTTCGGTATCTCGTCGCAACAAGTTGAGAAGCTACGTCCGAGAGAGTTTCTTAGCAAAGCCTACAGCTACTATGACGAGAACGGAGAGCTACGATATCAAGTTCTCAGATTTGAGCCGCGTAGGTTTCAGCAAAGACAACCAGCAGGCGAGAGTTGGGTCTATAATATGGACGGCATTGAACCGCTACCATACCGCCTGCCCGACATTATTAAGAATCCTGAAGCGCCAATCTTCATCGTCGAGGGCGAGAAGTGTGCGGATACATTAGCGCGACACGGCCTAGTCGCCACCACTTCACATGGTGGCGCAGGCAAGTGGCGCGATCCGCTAAATAAATTCTTTGAAGGTAGGCGCGTGATCGTGCTGCCTGACAATGATGAACCCGGTAAACGTCACGCTGATGTGGTGATCCAAAAGTTATGGGGTGTAGCTTCGGAGATAAAGCGCGTTGAACTACAAGGGCTACCGCCAAAAGGTGATGTTGCGGATTGGTTTGCAACGGGTAGAGATTTGAGCGCGTTTAAACAGGCAGTGAAGGTAGCTCCGAAAATAATTGAACCGCCACAAAAACCCGTACAAGAATTGGAAGCGGACCCTAGCCCTATCTATGAAGCCGAAAAATCGGATTTTCCCGATTTGTTCCCCATTCTGAGCCTATCAGATTTGATGGCATTGCCGCCCGTCGAGTGGGCCGTCGAGAACCTATTGACGCGGCAAGGGCTAGGCATTTTGTACGCCCCACCCGGCGTCGGAAAGACATTTTTCGCGTTAGACTTGGCTCTATCCATAGCGCGCGGCGTACCATTCCACGGGCTACCCACGACGCAAGGGCGAGTTCTATATATCGCCGGGGAAGGGGCAGCGGGATTAGGTAAGCGCGTGAAGGCCCTCAGGTACGCCCGTGGGTGGCGTGAGGATGCGCCGCTATATATCCTACCCGCAAGCGTCGCGTTCGCTAATGAAGGGGACATAGAGCGCCTTCTGCAAACTATTGATGCGATAGGCGAAAACTTTTCGCTCGTGGTAGTGGATACGGTAGCGCGCGCACTATTAGGGCATGAAGAGAATAGCGCGGATAGCATGGGGCTATTCATTGCAGCGTGTGATTCGATCAAAAAACACACCGGGGGCGCATTGCTTGGAATCCACCACGCCGGGAAAGATTCGGCGCGCGGTATGCGTGGTAGTAGCGCGCTACTAGGTGGCTCTGATAGTGTCTTAAAACTATCGCAAGAGTACGGCTTGCTAACGTGTGAAATAGAAAAGCAAAAAGACGCCGAACAAATAGAGCCGTTGCGTTTTCGTATGATCCAACGCGCGCTTATAGGTGAGACGTCGATTGTGTTAGAGCGTGTCGAGGTAGAAGGTAAGGCCAAGATTAGATTGACACCCTCGCAGTACCACGCATTGCGGATTTTAACGAATACAATCATAGACTCTCAGTCTCAAAAGGTACTTTCCACGGTATGGCACGATGCCCACAAGCGCGATGCGCCTGATGAAACGGCTCAAGCGCGCAGTGCAGCGCGGAATGCACTGCAGAAGCGCGGCCTAGTCGTGACAGATAAAGGCTTCGTGTGGCCTACCCCAGAGGGGAAAGAGGCGCAAAAAGAAGGGGGCGATTAGCCCCCTTTTAACTCTATTATCGTTTGGTTTAATTCGGGCGCTAGTGCCAACAAGGCGAAGCACCCGGCGAAGAATGCCGCAATCGTTAGAAACTCGGCGATGAATATTAAAGGGTTGCGTTTCATTATTGTAACTCCATCATTGATAAGTAGTTGAGCATTTCTTTTGAAGGGTAATCCCGACGCGCTGCGAAAATGCTTTCGCCTGCTTCTCGACATAGATGGGCGCGGCCTCTTACGCTTTCGCCTTGCCAATGATCTATGATTGCGGCGCTTTCTTTCTTTTTATCGACTAGTTGCATTGCGTTGGTTTTTGCGGCCTCGACTTGTGCCTCAGTTAATTGATCGGCGAGGTTGATCGCTATTTGCAATGCTTCCTGCGATTGCTCATCGCTTGGCGCTGTAATGGATAAAAACAGCGCATAGGATAGGGCGGCTTGGCGAGTCATTACGCGGCCTCCTCTTGATCGGCTAAGTTTTCCAAGGCCCACAAGATGCGGGCGTGTAGCTCGCCATAAGCAATGGCGCAGGCTATGCCGTCATATGACCAACCGCCTTCAGGCTCGCCGCAATCGGAAACGAAATCCTCGCCGTTCGACGTGTCACAATTCTGACAGAGTGCATGGGCGCGTGCGTAATAGATAACCCATTCGCTACTATCGGCGTGTTCGTGGGCCATGTCTTGAGCGTCGCCGCCATGCTCTTTTATTTCGCTGATAATGTCCTCGGCGCAGCTTTTGGCGTATTCGTTAAAGAGGTGATCGTTAATAATAATGTCAGTCATGCGAGTTGCTCCTTATAGTGCGGTATAGTTGCGAGTGATACAGAACGAAAAGCAAAGGCGGCCAATTTTAACGAACCGAAGGCCACCAACGCGACGAGTTGAGAAGTTAAAAAGGTCACTCATTGCTATTTCATCCCTATATAAATGTGCTATAACTGTTATATATAATGAGGATGCGATCTTGCGCAAGGGCAAACGGTAAAAAAAATTACATGATCCGACGCAGTAGTGAGTGGATCAACTAGCTAAGTCATTGAATTATAAGGGGATCAACAGCAGATCGGGGGTATATCGGGGGTAGTAAGATAATGTCCCATCAGATCAATAGTGTTGTGTCCCCCTATAGGGGGACAATACTATTGATGCGATTTGATGATGATCTATTGATGAGGTGAAATGATGAAATCAAAAACTAGAAAACGGGTCGTAAAAGCTGATCGCTTTTCGATGCGTCGTGACTTCGGGCCGAATGAGCGAGCCGTCGAAAAAATACGTTCGGCGCTTCTCGTGCATGATAAGACAGTTAGTGATTATGAATCGCGATGGGGGATTGATCGCTTGCCTGATTTAGTTGGGCAAGAATTAAGAGCGCGCTTTGAGCTACAATGCGACAGGCTCAATAAAGCAATACGAGAGTCTAACGTGGATGAAGTCGAGAAGCTCGTTCCTGTATCGTGCCGCGCTTATGCCGCGTTAGAGAAGGCGGCGATTGAAGCGGGGGCTAAAGAGCTAACCGGGGAAGCATGGGAAGCTCCGATACCTTCAGGCGGCGTTCTATGTATTACGCAATCAGACTATGAAGCCGTGAAGGTAGCGAAAGAACGCCCGGATTGTGTAGTATGGAGCGTGGAAGAAGTAGCGCGGGTAATAGATGCCTACGATGCGGCTAAACTCATGTCATTGGTAAAGGCGAAAATGCCCGATGCAATCTTTAGCGGCGTACAAACTAAAGGCGGGGATTTGAATGATGACGTCCCATTCTGAATTAGACATAAAGCGGCAATGGTCGATCATACCCGTTAGAGCGTTGATGGATCGGAAGCTACACACTTCACACTTTAGAGTGCTTGCTGGGCTTTGCATCTTTACTAATTCACACGGCGTCTGTTGGCCCGGAGTTCAGACGGTGGCCGATATCGTTGGAGTTGATCCCGCAAGTATATCAAGAAGCATAGCGCGACTTGTAAAAGCTGGTTATGTGCGCCGATTAAGGCCGCAAGATTATCAAATGGAATACGCTCAATTCGGCAAGATAAACCGCTATCAAGTGCTTTATGACGTTGATGCACCATTGCCAACATGGGAAGAAGTGCAATCGGCAAAGCTACTGTTATCGTCTGAGGATGCCGGGGAAGCGCACAAGAATGAAATAGGGGGAGTGGGGGAAGATGACGCCTTGATTGCAAACGCTCACTCACTGGCTTCCGCATACGCTGCGACAGTCGAAAGAGTGCTTGGCCAGCCTAGAAGGGCAGAGAATGAACTAGGTGCTGCACGTCAATTAGCAGCGATGGGCGTTGATGTTCCTACCATTATCAAAGCTACCGAAGACCATTGCCGGGTTTGCCTATTAAAAAGGGCCGGGGTTCCTGCATTGGCCGACGTTGGCCGCGCATTGAACTAATGTACGTTTGCTCTTGCGGATTTGATAGGCTAACCCATTGATTTTAAACGAAAGTGACCCCTTGGCCCCCTACCCCAGCCAGTTACATAGGGGGGTGTCACACAAAATTTTCCTTACTTTTCGGAAAACGCCTTACTTTTTGGAGAAACGCATTGTTTAGCTTACAAACTTGCCCCGAATGTTGCGGAGTGAAATATCTTCGCTATGATGATTCGCCCGATTGTGCGAAAGAGCCGACGAATGTGTTTGCCATTTGTTATCTCTGCAACGGGCATGGGGAAATATATATGGAGGAGGACACACCTGATGAAACGGGATGAAGTATTAGACCTAGCGAAAGTTACGCTAGTGGATCGAGGCGCTGATTATGGCGATGCTCGTGTGAACTTTGATCGGATTGCGGTTATGTGGACTGTGATTATGGGTCAGCAAGTGACGAGGGCGCAGGTAGCCCAATGCATGATTTGTCTAAAGTTGTCACGTTTAGCTGAGACACCTAGCCATGAGGATTCGTGGCTGGATATTGTTGCTTACGCGGCTCTTGGTTCGGAGGTACACGAGTGACCGAAGATAAACTATCCGTTCGTGAAATACGCGCCGCTCTGGCTTCTCAGGATGAGGAGCGACGTGAGGCGGTTGTAAATGAGCTTGAGGCGCTCGGCAGTAGCGAGATTACTGACGTGCTGTCTTGGGACGAGTTAGGACGTGTGCAGGTTCTAGCCTCGGATAAACTGTCTCCACGCGCCCGTCGTGCCATTAAGAAGGTGAAGATTACGCCTAACGAGAATGGCAATACGATTGAGGTGGAGATGCACGATAAGATGTCTGCCCTTCGATTGTTGGCGAAGCATCGTGGCTTACTTGAGCCTAATAGTGATGACCGCCGTCCTAGCATGATTGGGATTAATGTGAGGGGGCCAGACGTAACAACCTATGAAGTAGTGGAGGATGAAGAGTGATTTGGCAGTATGCATTAGAGGGAGGAATTGTTGAGAGCGGTATGTTCACCACGATGGACGTTGCGATCAATGATTTGGTTAAGCGGAATGAAGCTGCTGGGCGTGAGGTAGAGATTGTTTCGCGTGATAAGGAGTTAGTGCAGTTTGTGTTGGTGTATCCCAGTGCTGGTCGCAGGATTGAGGGTACGTTGTCTAAGTTGAAGCAGAATACTGGACCGACGCCGATTGATATTGACGACTTCATTGAGCCTGTGGCTGAATTACAGAAGCAAGGTGTAAAGCGGAAAGAGGTTTGCCGAAAGTTAGGTATTTCGATTTCTGCGTTTATTAAGGTTAATAAATTGTTAAGAGTACGCAAATTGGAGGAAAAAAATGGCCAAGTGTAAATATATTTGTATTGAGTGCCACCGCCGTGGCGTTTACTGCATGAAGAGAATGGATGAGGTTAATAGGAAGTTAGATCAGGAAGTAGAGAAGATCATTCGTAAGAAGAGTGAGTTTTACGACTTTGTTGATGATTTCTATGATGATTATGAGCCGTTTGATGAGGTGAATATTACGAACGGTATGGGTATGACACCGAAACAGATTGATAAGGCGGATGCTATGTTTGGTGCTGCTATGCAGAAGCATGGTCTTGTTTTTGAAAACGGGCCTTCTATAGAACAGAGAAGGTGGAGGAATATTATCTAATGGCTAGATCGCCACGCGCTACAGACCGCTCGCCACGCCGTCGCCGCCAGAAGGGCGACGACGCGCTCACTGGTCTTAACTTGGATTTTTCGCAAAGTCCTACAACGTGGCGATTTTTAAATGACGATAGCTTCGTGCGGGGTCTGATGGGTCCAGTAGGTAGCGGAAAAACGTACGCTTGTTTGGCGGAGGTGATGCTTCGCGCTGTGAAGCAGACGCCTTCGCCTGTCGATAATGTTCGGTACACGCGGTTTGCGGTTATTCGTAATAGCTATCCTGAACTTCGGACCACGACGATTAAGACGTGGCAGGAATTGTTTCCAGAGCATATGTGGGGTGAGATGCGGTGGTCCCCACCGATTACGCATCATATTAAGTTGCCGCCTAGAGAAGATACGCCGGGATTGGACTGTGAGGTTATCTTTCTGGCGTTGGATCAACCTCGTGACGTTAGGAAGTTGCTGTCGTTGGAATTGACGGGTGGCTTCGTTGATGAGGCTCGTGAGTTGCCGAAGGCGGTGGTTGATGGATTAACGTCGCGTGTTGGTCGTTATCCGACAAAGAAGAATGGTGGATGTCCGTGGCGTGGTGTTTGGATGTCTACCAACCCGATGGACTCGGATCATTGGTGGCATGAGTTAGCGGAGAAGAACCCGATTAGGGGTCGGTATCCGTGGAAGTTCTATAAGCAACCCGGTGGTGTGACTGATGCGACTAAGGAGCATGAGGATGCAATCTTTGGGGCGAATAAGTATTGGCGCTTAAATCCGAAGGCTGAGAACCTGAATAACTTGCCGCCCGGTTATTATGAACAGCAGTTGGCAGGTAAGACGCTTGATTGGATTGAGTGTTATGCTGGGGCTAAGTATGTTTATGTGCAGGACGGTAAGCCTGTTTGGCATGAGTACAGTGATAGCTTGATGGCGGCTGATGTTGAGATTGAAGTCGGTATGCCAGTGCATATTGGCTTGGACTTTGGTTTAACACCTGCTGCTGTATTTGGGCAAAAGATGCCGAACGGGCGTTGGCATATCGTGCATGAGTTGGTAGCATTTGATATGGGTCTTGAGAGGTTCGCCCATCACCTTATGGCAGATATTAGCACTAAGTTCCCTAAGAGCGAGGTGTTTATCTGGGGCGATCCCGCAGGCGGTAAACGCGATGAAATATTTGAAGTAACGGCGTTTGACCACCTGCGGACCCTTGGTTTGAGAGCGCAGCCGACGAACTCCAATGATTTCATGGTGCGTCGTGAAGCTGGTGCTATGCCGATGAATAGGTTGATTGATGGTCGTCCGGGGTTGCTTGTGTCGAAAGATTGCAACCGTATTCGGAAATCATTGGCTGGTGGATATCATTTTAAGCGGTTAGCGATTGGTGCTGGTCAGGAACGGTTCAGAGATGTGCCGTCTAAGAACGATCACTCGCACGTTGGTGATGCGTATGGGTATCTGATGTTGGGTGGCGGTGAACATCGTCGTCTAACGCGGAATCCGAATGGCAAGCCGCTGTTTAAGCAGATTAATGCGTCTATGGACTTCAACGTGTTTGCATAAAAAAGAGGGGGTACGTTTTTAGGCGCACCCCCTCAAGCACACTAGGGGAGGAGAACAGACCCGCATGATCGTCCGTTCGATTTATATCATAGTGCTATATGAGTAAGAGATCAATTAAAAAACGATGAAAGAACTAAGTTCTAATAGAAAATTGCATATAATTCCCTTTTTCTGGGGCCATGTAACATTGATGGATTTGCGTCCATTTGAGCAGGCTTATTTCAATGATTTGCCTGATTATGTGGATCGTTTGAAGGAATACGGCACTAAAAAACATTGTTACACGGCGATGCACGAAGGAAAGGTGGTTGCGTGTTGGGGTGCTTACCCACTTTGGGATGGTGTTGCCGAGGCTTGGTTACTTACGGCATATCAGTTTGAAACAATTCCTATTACATCTACGCGAACAGCTATACGATACTTCAATAAAATTTATAGCGATATGCAATTACATAGATTGCAGATCACTGTAAATTGTAACGATGAGCTTGCAATGCGATGGGCATTTGCATTAAAAATGAAAAAAGAAGGTATCCTACATAACTACGGACCTGATAAATCTGATTACGCAATGTTTGCGAGGACTGAATAAATGGGATTTCTTTTACCGAAGATAAAGATGTCTGCACCTGCTGCTCCTGCTCCGCAAGCGATTGCTCCAGAAACGGTTGCTGCTCAAGAACGCCAAGAGCAACGCATCGAAGCTGAAGAGGTTAAACAGCAAGCGCAGATGGCTTCCAGAACTCGCGCTCGTAGAGGTGGCGGTCAACGTATGTTGCTTTCGATGTATCGTGAAGAGCCGAGGCTTGGTATCCCGTCAAACTTAGATAGTTATAAAGGAGTTTAGTTATGGGTGGTGTTCCTGCGCCTACAAGAATTGTGCGTTCTGCTGTAAGGGCGGCTACTAGAGCGCCGCAAGTAGCTGCTAGAGCGGTTAGTCGTGTTCCAAGCGCTGTTTCTAGTGCTGCTGGAGATGTCGCTAGAACTGCGGCGAGAGCGGTTGTTCCAACTCCTAGAATTATACAACCACCACCCGAACCTGTTCAACCAGTAGCGACTGCGGCTCGTGAGACTGCTGCTCGTGCTGCCGAGGCTGCTCCAGCTCCAGCGCCTGCTCCTGCTCCAGTTGTTACTCCTACAGCAACAAACCGCGCTGGACGCGATCCTGCAACTATGCAATCTACTGAAGAACAACGTCGCGCTGCTGCTGTTAAACGTGCGCGTCGTACAAGTGCGCGTGGTCTTTTGAGTAAAAGAAGACGGTCTACACTTGGCCTTCAAGAAGATCAGGCAACGACTTTAGGTTCTGCATAATGCCTAAAGTTGTTCTCAAAGATGGTAAAACCCGCCACTTTGCTTACAGCAAAAAGGGTATGTCTGCGGCGAAAGAATACGCACGTCAGTATGGTGGTCGTATTGAAAGCGTCAGCATGAAGACAAAGATGAGACAGAAGAAAGATAAGGCATGAAACAAGTTTGGGAAAAGAAACGGCCTAAAAATTTAGGTAAACCTAAGAGCTTAACGTCAGGTCAAAAGCGTTCTGCTATGAGGGCTGCTAAAAAAGCGGGTCGTCCTTATCCTAACTTGGTTGATAATATGAGGGCCGCGCGTGGTTAAGAAGGCGTATCAAAACCCTAAAGGTGGTCTTAATGAGGCTGGGCGTAAATATTTTAAACGCACTGAAGGCGCTAATCTTAAGAAACCACAAAAAAGTGGTACTGATGGTAGGCGTGTCAGTTTCGCTGCTCGTTTTGCTGGTATGAAGGGTCCGATGAAGGATGAGAAAGGAGAGCCTACACGCAAGGCTCTTGCTTTAAAGGCTTGGGGTTTTGGTTCTGTAGAAGCTGCTCGTAACTTTGCGGCGCGTCATAAGAAAGGTTAAGCCATGCTAACCGTCGATCAAATTATGAAACGCCACGCTCTTGCACAACGTCGCAAGGATAACTGGCGTCAGATTTATGAAGACTGCTACGAGTTCGCTCTACCGCAGCGCAATCTATATGATGGGTATTACGAAGGTGGTGGTACACCCGGCCAGAATAAAATGGCGCGTGTATTTGATTCTACTGCTATTAGTGCGACGCAGCGATTTGCTAATCGTATTCAAGCTGGCTTATTCCCGCCATATGGGCGTTGGTGTCGTCTTGAACCCGGTCCTGATATTCCTGCGGATCGACAGTTAGAAGCGCAAGCTGCATTAGATTTATACGCAGAAAAGATGTTTTCGGTTCTCCGTCAATCAAATTTTGATTTGGCAATGGGTGAATTTCTTATGGACCTTGCGGTTGGTACGGCAGTCATGCTTGTGCAACCGGGAGATGACGTAACACCAATTCGCTTTACCGCTGTTCCTCAATATCTTGTGGCGATTGAGGAAGGCGCTCATGGTCGCGTTGATAACGTGTATCGTCGTATGCGGATCAAGGCTGAAGCGATTAAGCAACACTGGATGGATGCCGACATACCAGACCGTCTAGCGCGTATGATTGAAGAGAAACCAACGGAAGAGATTGAGTTGGTTGAGGCAACGATCCTTGATATGAACCGTGGTGATTACGATTATCATGTGATTTGGCCCGAAGGTAAGGCGCAAATTCTTCAACGTAAAATGAAGTCTTCGCCTTGGATTGTGGCTCGATACATGAAGGTTGCTGGTGAAGTTTATGGCCGTGGGCCTCTTGTTACTGCAATCCCAGATATTAAGACACTCAATAAGACGTTAGAGCTTCTGTTGAAGAACGCATCTTTGTCCATTGCTGGCGTATATACCGCTGCTGACGATGGTGTTTTAAACCCACAGATGATCCGTATAACGCCGGGTGCAATTATTCCTGTGGCTCGTAATGGTGGACCACAAGGTGAGAGCTTAAAGATGTTGCCGCGTTCTGGTGACTTCAACGTGTCTCAGATTGTTATCAATGATCTACGCATGAACATTAAGAAGATCATGCTGGATGATACTCTACCACCTGACAATATGTCTGCTCGTTCTGCGACTGAGATTGCAGAGCGTATGAAGGAACTAGCGCAGAACCTTGGCTCTGCGTTTGGACGCCTCATCACCGAGACTATGGGTCCGCTGATTGCGCGTATCCTGTATGTCATGGATGAGCGCGGTATGATTGAGATGCCACTGCGTGTAAATGGTCTTGAGGTTAAGGTAACGCCTGTATCACCGATTGCTCAAGCTCAGAACATGGGTGATATTGAGAAGATCACGCAATGGGTGCAGTTGTCTTCTGCACTTGGCCCAGAGGGTCAGATGGCTCCGCGTATGGGCGCTATTGCTGATTACGTTGCTGACAAACTTGGTGTGCCAGCAGAGCTACGCACGTCACCAATGGAACGTCAACAAATGATGGAGCAAGCCGCTCAGATGGCACAGATGGCGGCAGAGCAAGAACAAGGTCAAGCACCAGAAGGAATGTAAATGTCCATCGTAGAAGGTTGGGAAGGTCTTCGGCAAGTAGAGCCGGAGCTACGTCTTACAAATCAAAACGAACAAGATGACATTGATAGATTATATCTCCGAGTCTTTGGTAGCGACGATGGGCAGGAAATACTGTCCCATTTGCGTTCGCTTACCATAGAGCAGCCCACATGGTATCCGGGCGAAGAAGCGTCCCACGGCTATGCGCGCGAGGGGCAAAACTCACTAGTCCGCGAAATAGAGCGGCGAATTAGAAGGGCATCCAAATTATGAACGCAACCGAAGGCTTGCTGGCCGAAGCCTCAGTCGAGAGCGACGATAACCAGCAAGAACAGGAAGTAAGTATCTCCCATCTTGATGAGGCTCCTGCCTCAGAGGCAAAATCGGTTGATGAAGTAACCGTTGCGTCTGAAGATGAGGAGACTGAGTTTGTTAGGCCAGATTGGTATCCAGAGAAATTTTGGAACGAAGAAGAAGGCCCGGACCTTGAGAACCTCGTTAAGTCCTATAACGAACTACAAAAGAAATTTTCGCAAGGAAAACACAAAGCTCCCGAAGAATATGATGGTGCTGTATTTCAAAACGCCAGTATTCCAGAAGATGACGAACTCTATTTAACTTATAAAGATTGGGCGAAAGAGCATGGGATAACTCAAGCTGCTTTCGATCAACTAGCCGAAAAGTACATTGAGATGGCTGGTGGTCAGATAGATCAAGAAGAAATATCTTACCAAGAAGAGTATAAGAAACTCAGACCTAATGCTGATGCTACCATTAAATCTATGACGGATTGGGCGCAAAGCCTTGTTCGCAAAGGTGTGTGGGGCGAGAATGACTTTGAAG